TGGAGTTTCAGAAGACCAAGGATTCTGCCGCGCGCGAGATTGCCGTGGCCATGGGGGTTCCGCCGATGCTGTTGGGTATTCCCGGCGACGCGACCTATGCGAACTATCAAGAGGCCAACCGCGCCCTGTTTCGGCTGACGGTGCTGCCGCTGGCGACACGGGTGTGTGCCGCGCTGTCGGCCTGGCTGGAAGAGCATTCGGGCGAGGCGGTCGAGTTGCGCCCCGACCTGGACCAAGTGCCGGCGCTGTCGGCTGAGCGCGAGGCGCAATGGCGCCGCGTGGGGCAGGCGGCCTTCCTGAGCGACGTCGAAAAGCGAGCGATGCTGGGGCTGCCGGCGGTCGCGGAATGATGGCCGGGAGGAGAATGGATTTGGAACTTGAGCGGAAATTTTGCGCCGGAACCGAGGCGCTGGCCCTGACCGAGGGGCACGAGATTGCCGGATATGCCTCGTATTTCGGGGCCTGCGATCAGGGCGGCGATGTCGTCGAGCCGGGGGCCTTTGCGGGGTCTCTCGCGGCGCTGGCGGACCGCGGGCAGCGGGTAAAGATGCTGTGGCAGCATGACCCGGCCCAGCCCATCGGGGTTTGGGACGTGGTTCGCGAGGACGGCCGCGGTCTTTACGTCAAGGGGCACATCCTGTCCGAGATCGGCCGCGGCCGCGAGGCGGCGGCGCTGATCGGGGCCGGGGCCATTGACGGGCTGTCGATTGGGTATCGCACCCGGCGTGCGACCAAGGATTCCGCCGGCCGACGGCGGCTGGCCGAGGTCGAGCTGTGGGAGGTGTCGCTGGTGACCTTTCCCATGCTGCGCGAGGCGCGCGTCGGCGCCAAGGCGGATGCCGACGATGGATGGATGCAGGAATTTGCCGCAGCGCTGAAGCTGGCGCGCAACGACATGTCGCGCCGCTAGGGCGCGTCAGAACCGGGGCCTGAGCCCGACCCAGAAAGAAAAGGAGCCAGCAATGGCCAAGACCGAGGCTGCGGCCCGGGCCGGGACGGGTGCGCCCGCCGGTCAGTCGCCCGCAGAGGAACTGAAACACGCCCTGACCGATTTCGTGAGCGAGATCGGCGTCATACGGGCGGATATCGACCAGAAACTTCAAGCACAGGACAATCGACTGACCATGCTGGATCGCAAGAACAACACTGCCGGGCGTCCCGCCCTTTCCGCCGCCGCCGCCACCGAGGCGCCGCATCGCAAGGCATTTGCCGCCTATCTGCGCAGCGGCGACGACGCCGGCTTTCGCGGGCTCGAGGCCGAGGCCAAGGCCCTGAACACGGCCGTCGCCGGTGACGGCGGCTACCTGGTCGACCCCCAGACGTCTGAGACCATCCAGTCGGTTCTGCGGGCGACCGCGTCGATCCGCCGGATCGCCAATGTCGTGGCCGTCGATGCCACCAGCTATGACGTTCTGATCGACACCACCGAGGCCGGGGCGGGCTGGGCCACCGAAACGGCCAACAGCACCGAGACCACGACCCCGACCATCGAGCGGATCGCCATTGCGCTGCACGAGCTTTCGGCGCTGCCAAAGGCGTCGCAGCGGTTGCTGGACGACAGCGCCTTTGACATCGAAACCTGGCTGGCCGGGCGCGTGGCCGAGAAATTCGCCCGTGCCGAGGCGGCGGCCTTTATCTCGGGCGATGGTGTCGACAAGCCCAAGGGCTTTCTGGCCCACAGTGCCGTGGCCGAAGGCAGCCAGATTTGGGGGCAGCTGGGCTATATCGCCACGGGTGTCTCCGGGAGCCTGGTCGACGCCGACCGGCTGGTCGATCTGGTCTATGCGCTGGGCGCCAATTACCGCGCCAACGGCAGCTTCGTGATGAATTCGAAGACCGCCGGGACCATTCGCAAGATGAAGGACGCCGACGGCCGTTTCCTGTGGTCTGACGGACTGTCGGCGGGCGAACCGGCGCGGCTGTTGGGCTATCCGGTGCTTGTTGCCGAGGACATGCCCGACATCGGGGCGGACACCACGGCGATTGCCTTTGGCGATTTCTCGGCCGGCTACACCGTGGCCGAGCGCCCGGACCTGCGCATCCTGCGCGATCCCTTCTCGGCCAAGCCGCATGTGCTGTTCTACGCCACCAAGCGCGTGGGCGGCGACGTGAGCGATTTCGAGGCGATCAAGCTGCTGAAATTCTCGGTCAGCTAAGACCTGCCGATCCGCCGGGGGCGGGCAACTGCCCCCGGCCACCGATGCTGCGCCCGTGCCGGCGACTGACGAGAAGAGGGTTCCCATGATCTTGACGGAATTGACCGCCACGCCGGTTTCGGCCCTGCCGGTCGCGGCGTTTCGCGACCATCTGCGGCTGGGCACGGGATTTGCCGACGACACGCTTCAGGACCCGGTGCTTGAACCGGCGCTGCGCGCGGCCATTGCCGCGATCGAGGGGCGGACCGCCAAGGCGCTGTTCAGCCGCAGTTTCACCTGGCGGCTGGAGGCGTGGCGCGACCTGGCGCGGCAGGTGCTGCCGATGGCGCCGGTCCCGGTGGTGTCGGCCCTGAAGATAACAGACCGGTCGGGGGTGACCACGGTGATCGACCCCGCGCTTTACCGGCTGGTGCCTGACACCCACCGGCCCGCCCTGGCATCGACCGGGCTGATCCTGCCGCAGATTCCGGTTGGCGGCTGGGTCGAGATTGATTTCGACGCCGGGTTTGGCCCGGCCTGGACCAACGTGCCGGCCGATTTGCAGCAGGCCGTTCTGACGCTGGCGGCTGACCGCTATGAAAACCGCGACGGTGGCGCCGACTGGCCGCCGGCGGTTGCGCCGCTGATTGCCCGCCACCGCGACCTGCGCCTGTTCGGGGGCCGGCGATGAGCGCGCCTGAACTGACGCGTCCGCTGGTGCTGGAACAGGCCAGCCAGTTGGCCGATGGCGCCGGCGGATACGACAAGGTCTGGTCGAGCCTGGGCACGCTGTGGGCCGATGTGCGCCTGCGCGGCGGGCATGACGTCACCGGGCAGGGCGGCTCGTTGGGACGCGCGGCCTTGCGCATCACGGTGCGAGCCGCCCCGCAAGGGGCGCCGTCGCGGCCGCTGCCGGGGCAAAGGTTTCGCGACGCGGCCCGCATCTACGCCATTCACGCGGTCGGCGAGACCGATGCCGACGGCCGCTTTCTGGTCTGTGTCTGTGAAGAGGAGCTGTCGATATGAGCTTTGCCATGGCCGGACCGCTGCAAGAGGCGATCTTTCAGCATCTGGCGGCTGACCCCGGTTTGCAGGCCCTTGTGGGCGCGGCGATCTATGACGAGGTGCCGCCCGGGTTGCCGCCCGGCACTTATGTGGTGCTGGGCGATGAACAGACGCGCGATGCCTCGGACCGCGACGGCGCGGCGGCATTGCATGAGTTGACCATCAGCGTCGTGTCCGACGCTGCGGGCTTTCGCACGGCCAAGGCCGTGGCGGCCGCGGTATCGGACGCGCTGGAGGGGGCGAGCCTGGTGCTGAGCCGCGGGCGGCTGGTGGGAATGTGGTTTGTGAAGGCCCGCGCGCGGCGCGCCGGCCAGGGCGACGTGCGGCGGATCGACATGCGGTTCCGGGCACGGACCGAAGACAACGTTATCTGACGGGAGAAACACCATGGGTGCGCAGAACGGCAAGGACCTGCTGATCAAGGTCGACCTGACCGGCGGCGGGCAATTCGATACCATTGCGGGGCTGCGGGCCACGCGGATTTCCTTCAACGCGGAAAGCGTCGATGTGACCTCGCTGGAAAGCCAGGGTGGCTGGCGCGAGTTGCTGGCCGGTGCGGGCGTCAAGTCGGCCGCGATCTCGGGCTCGGGGGTTTTCAAGGACGCGGCGACCGACGAACGCGCGCGGTCGATCTTTTTTGACGGGCTGACGCCGGATTTTCAGGTGATCATTCCAGACTTTGGGATCGTGCAGGGCCCGTTCCAGGTGACGTCGCTGGACTATGGCGGTGTCCACAATGGCGAGGCGACCTATGAACTGGCGCTGGCCTCGGCGGGCGTTCTGAACTTCACGGCCATCTGATGGGCAACCCGTTCGCGGGCGAGGTGACGCTGGTTCTGGATGGCCGGCGCCACGTCGCGAAGCTGACGCTGGGGGCGCTGGCCGAACTGGAGGCCGGGCTGAAGGCCGGGTCGCTGATTGCGCTGATCGAGCGGTTCGAGGGGGGCGGGTATTCGTCGGGCGACGTGCTGGCGGTTGTCGTGGCCGGTCTGCACGGCGGCGGGTGGCAGGGTTCGGCCCGCGACCTGCTGACCGCCGAGATCGAGGGCGGCGCGCTGGCGGCCGCGCGGGCGGCGGGTGCGCTGTTGATCCGGGCCTTCCAGATGCCGGGCGATGACGCGGTTTGACTGGCCCGCGCTGATGCGGGCCGCCGCGGGGGCCGGTCTGGCGCCGGCCGCATTCTGGGCGCTGACCCCGGCCGAGTTTCTGCTGTGGACCGGTCTGGACCGGGCCGCCAGCCCCATGGACCGGGCCCGGCTGTCGGAACTGGCGGCGCGGTTTCCTGACCTGAGTTAAGGAGAGCAAGGTGGAAAGTGACGATATCGAAGCGCTGGACGACCAGATCGCCGCGCTGGAATCGACCCTGGTCGGCGCCCAGAGCATGGCGGCGGCCTTTGACAGCGAATTGCGCCACATGCAGGCGACGATTGCCGAAACCGGGCGCGGCCTGAATGGGCTGAGCGCTGGTTTTGGTCGTGGGTTGCGCGGTGCCATCGACGGCATCGTGTTCGACGGCGCGCGCCTGTCGGACGCGCTGAACGGGCTGGCCCGGTCGATCGCCGACACGGTCTATGCCGCCGCGTTGCGCCCGGTCACCAGCCATTTCGGCGGGTTGCTGGCCGCCGGGGTCAACAGCCTGTTCGGCGAAACCGCGCCGTTCGCCGACGGCGCGGGGTTCACCCAGGGCCGTGTCATTCCCTTTGCTACCGGCGGCGTGGTTTCGGGGCCTGTGAGCTTTCCCATGCGCGGCGGACTGGGGCTGATGGGCGAGGCCGGGCCCGAGGCCATCATGCCGCTTAGCCGCGGGCCAGACGGGCGCCTGGGCGTGCGGGCCGAGGGCGGCGGGCGCGGCGGCAATGTCATTGTCAACGTGACCACGCCGGACGTCGAAGGCTTTCGCCGGTCGCAGACCCAGATTGCCGCCCAGATCGGCCGCGCGCTGTCGCGCGGTCAGCGCAACCGCTGAGGAGGTTCCGTCCCGTGGCCTTTCACGACGTGAGATTTCCCGCCAATCTGAGCTTTGGCTCGGTCGGCGGCCCCGAGCGGCGGACCGAGATTGTCTCGCTCGCCAATGGATATGAAGAGCGCAACGCCCCCTGGGCCCATTCGCGCCGGCGCTATGACGCGGGTCTGGGGCTGCGGTCGCTGGACGATGTCGAGGCGCTGATCGCCTTTTTCGAGGCCCGGCAGGGGCAGTTGCATGGCTTTCGCTGGAAGGACTGGGCCGATTTCAAATCGTCGGCCGCGTCGCGTGCGCCCGGGCACCGCGATCAGGTGATTGGCAGCGGCGATGGCGCAACAACCCAATACGCGCTGAGCAAGACCTACCGCTCGGGCGGGGTCGGCTATGTTCGAACGATTGCCAAGCCGGTGACTGGAACCGTGCGCCTGGCCGTCGCCGGCGACCCGCTGCGCGCTGGCCGGGGGTTCACCGTCGACACGTCGACCGGGCTGGTGACGCTGGATGCGCCTCCGCCCGAGGGGGCGCAGATCACGGCGGGGTTCGAGTTTGACGTGCCGGTGCGCTTTGACACCGACCGTATCCTTGTGTCGGTGGCCAGTTTTCGGGCCGGTGACGTGCCCGATGTTCCGGTGGTCGAGGTGCGTATCTGATGCCGATATCGCCTTCGCTTGATGCCCATCTGCAGACGGGCACGACCACGCTGTGCCGCTGCTGGCAGGTGACCCGCCGCGATGGTTGGCAGCTTGCCTTCACCGATCACGATGGCCCGGTTTCCTTTGACGCGATCACCTTTCGCGCCCGCGAGGGCATGAGCGCCAGCGCCTTCGAGCAGACAACCGGGCTGGCGGTGAACAATTCCGAGGCCAGCGGCGTTTTGACCGATGACGGCATTGCCGAGGCCGACATCGCCGCGGGGCGGTTTGACGCGGCCGAGGTGACGGCCTGGCTGGTGAACTGGGCGGCGCCGGATGACCATTTCCTGTTGTTTCGCGGCCAGTTGGGCGAGATCTCCCGCGAAGGCGCGGCCTTTCGGGCCGAGTTGCGCGGACTGACCGAACGGCTGAACCAGCCGCTGGGCAGCATCTATCAAAAGCCCTGCGCGGCGCAGCTTGGCGACGCGCGCTGCGGCTTTGATCTGACCCAGCCCGGCTTTGCTGCCGAGCGGGCGGTCGATGCCGTCGATGACGCCCGCCTGTTCTGGCTGTCGGGGCTGGACGGGTTCGAAGACCGCTGGTTCGAAAAGGGCCGACTGATCGTCTTGACCGGCGCCGCTGCCGGCGCGCTGGGCGCGATCAAGAACGACCGCGCCGAAGGGGCGGCAAGGCGGGTCGAGTTGTGGACCGCGCTGGCACCGGGTGTCGCAGTGGGCGACATGGTTCGGGTCGAGGCAGGCTGCGACAAGCGGGCCGAAACCTGCCGTCTGAAATTCAGCAACCTGGCGAATTTTCGGGGCTTTCCGCATATCCCCGGCGAAGACTGGGTGACCGCGTTTCCGGCTGGTTCGGACAGCAACGACGGCGGGAGCATGAATGCATGACCTGCCGGGCCGTTGATATTGCCCGCGACTGGATCGGCACGCCTTACCGGCATCAGGCCTCGGAAAAAGGCGCGGGTGCCGATTGCCTGGGGCTGGTGCGCGGCGTGTGGCGCGACATGGGCGGGCAGGCCCCGGTCGAGG